CCTGCTCACGTAGAAATGATGGGCTTAATCGGTATGGGTAACAACCCAATGGTTGGTGCTACTGTTGCCGTTGCTGTTGCAGTTGAAGAAGCTGCAAAGGCAGGTAAATTCTAAAATTATTCAACTTTAATAATACGAAAAACCCTTGAAAACACAGCGTTTCAAAGGTTTTTCTTTATCTGTATATTCATAATGAATTTATAAGAAAATCATGTCAATTTGTGTGAATTTCCAAGCGTATGACACACATATAACACAAGTATGACACATGATGAATGACACACGTATGACACACAAGAAAGTCAATAAAAAAGCCACTTCCCTGTGGAAAATGGCTTGTGGTTGGTACATTTTATTTATCATCTTACTGTATCATTGAATTTTCAGGATTTCCTTTCTCATATCATCAATAGTTCTGTGTGTATATACTTTTTCTGTTATGTCTTTGACTTCATGACCAACAATCAATTTCAAAATATATTCATCCATGCTTGCATGTTTACCAAGCGTAATGAAAGTATGTCTTGTGTCATGTGGCTTGTGTTCCATCTTACACTTCTTCATTACTTTCTTGAATCTTCCCCTGTATTTGTCATATGTCAGGAATGTTCCCTGTTGTCCATTTTCATCATTGAACAAGGTATCACTTCCCATTGCAATAGCTTTATCATAATTCTGTTTGACAAGTTCTTCAATCTTTGGATGTATTGGAACAAGTCTGTTCCTTCCTGCATCTGTTTTCAGTCCACCCTTGATTGTCTTTTCATTCCAATCAATGTCAACAATCTTCAGGATAGCAAGTTCTTGTGGTCTGAATCCTGTGTATATTCCAATCAGAACCATATCAACAAAAGGAAATTGTATATTGTCCCATAAACACTGAATTTCTTCATCACTGAATGGAATCCTGACAATTTGTGGTTTTGGTTTCTTAATGCTATCACATAATGATGCATAGTCTGTTGTTACTATCTCATGCTTTATTGCCCACCTATACATCTGATTGAACAAAGACTTCATTCTTCCTTTGGTATTATCACCAACCTTTGCTTCTTTGATTGTCTGTTCAAGGTGATATGTCCTGATGTTCTTAAAAGGCATAGAATACAATTGTTCACAATAAGAATATGCTGATTTCCATGTTCTTCTTGCTGAAGGAACAATCTTTTCAAAATGTTCTTCAGACCATTTATCATAGACTTCAGCAAATGTTATTGTATCCGTATGCAGGTCATAAGGGTCTTTATTGTATTCTGCAAGTGCTGTCAATGCTTCTGTTCTTGTTGGATAATAACCAATCGTTGAAAACTTCTGTTTTAACATAATACGCTTCTTTCCATCAGGCAGAACTTCCATTGAAAGCTGAAGAAAATCCTTTTCTGATTCTTCAACAGTCTTCTTGGAAAGTCTGTCATAGTATTCAAAGCCTATTGTCTTGCGTACTCTCCAAGGATTTCTTCTGTTCCCTGATAGCTTGGAAACATTCCCATATCCATTTGGTAATTTCATAGTACATGCATCCTTTCTGATTGAAAACAGGGTGTCAGGAGGATATAATTGATTTGGTTTGGTGGAATCATCCTTCACCCTGTGAATGTTATGGTTTCATCTTTTAGGTCAGTGCTGATTGCAGTCAGTTCTGACCTTTTTCATTTAATTTGAACAGTGCAGAATGGATTCTTGCAACTGTGTAGAATTTTGGATGTTTGGTCAGTCCCCTTGTCAGATCATTGACAGTGGATTTCCCAACACCTGCAACTGAAGCAATTGCTTTATCAGATACATGCAATGATTTCTTCATGCTGTTCAGGAAGGTGTTATCATAGTGCATATAGTTTCCGATTCTTGCACCATATATTTTGAATACTGCCTGTATTGTGCATCTGAATTGATAGAAGTCCTTGAATTTAATATCAATATCTGTGTTCAGGCTTTCCAACCAACTGCATACAGAAACAATTGATTCTGCATCAGTGATTGCAACTCTGATATGTTCTAGTTCTTTAGTCATAATGTAGAATGTTGGTTTTCCATTATATTCTTCAATTCCCATGTCAAAGATAATTCCATCATAGTTCATTAAAGCTGTGATACATCCATTATAATTTTTCATGATTTCTTTCCATCCTTTCCTGTTTATTAAGAATCATTGTCATTGCTTTCAGATAATCATTGAAGGAAACAACACCATCTTTTGCAAATGACTTGATGTATTCTTTGTCTTCCTGTCTCAATTTGTAAGTTCCATGATTTCTTTCATTTCTTGATACTGTGTTCATAAGTTCCACCTATTCCTTTCTGCTATTTGATATATTTTGCATATGTTTCTTTGACTGAATCAGCCACACCATTCTTATACACTTTTCTGATGTCACTGACTGTTTCATCCTTCAGAAGTTTCAACCATTCAATCAGATCATTTCTACTATTGGCAAAAACTGCAACATCATCCATCAGCGTATTCAATGCGATATCTCATACAATCACCCTTCCTTTCTATCACAGCTTCGACGAATAAGGCTGTGATTCACTGATTTTGCTTAGTAAAATGCTTGTTTTGTGTCATATGTGTGTCATATGACAGTTTGTAAAAAAGAAATAGACACCCATCAAGCAAATTTATTGTTTGCTTTGAATGGGTGTCTATTTCTTTTTATACTTTGGTATCAGGTCTTGAATGTATTCTAATACCTTCTGTTTTCCATCAGGATTCAGTGAAAGCATTTGTCTGAAAATTTCAATGTCATCTTCATCATAGTCAGGTAGAGTGTCCCACACCTGAACTTCCTTTGACAGGGATTCTGCGTCATTATGATCATCCCAAGATTTAAACATTTCTTTTAAATGATCATCAAGGTCTATATCATTTACATGAAGTGCCTTTGCTATTTTGTGAAGTGTTTCTCTTTTTGGATTTAGCTGACCATATTCAATTCTTTGAATACTTGCAAGTCCTACACCTGATTTTATAGCTAAAGTTTTTTGACTAATTCCCTGTTTGGTTCTGATGGATTTAATGTTTTGACCTATTGTCACATCACATCACCACCATACACCCATTCTAACATAGTAAATGATGTGTTGTGAAGTCTTTAAGCGTATAAATTTTACATTTGACAACATCTTAAGTGATGTTATAATAAGTATATACATCATAAAGGATGTTGTCAACTGTTTTAGCAAGACTTTTAACAACAAAAGAAAGGGTGAACGATTATGAAAATTGATACTGAAAAACTTGATTTTGCAATCTGTGAAAAAGGGATGATGTTGAAGGATGTTGCACAGGCTTCAGGACTGTCTGAAAATTGCTTCAGAAATATTAGACAGGGTAAAGCAGAACCAAGACTAAGAACTATCGGAAAAATTGCTTCTGCACTTGGTCTGAACGTCAAAGACATTATCAAAGAAGGTGATTGATTAATGGATTGGAAAGGAAACAGTATGGTCTTCAAAGGCTATGCGACAGGTACAGGAAAGAAAGCAACCATGAAAGTCAAGGACGCAAAGCTTCTTCAATGGGATGATGTTCAAGGAAATCAGTCATTTGGTGCAATCCTGAATCATAATTTTGTTGATATCTCATTTGATACTGATGAACTGTCACAGAAGTTTTGGGACATGGCAGAAAAGAATAATTGGAATTGTCTGATTCTTGAAAATCCTGAAAATGGACACATTCACAGTTATTGGAAGGACACAGAACACAGGATTGAAAAGGGTGGAAAGGATAAAAAACTTGCAGTTGGATTGATTGCAGATATTCACAATGGTTCAACATATATTCCACTAAGAGTAAATGGTGTGGATAGATTTCCACCATCCTTTGAACCTGATGACATTGATGAAGTTCCTGATGAATTGCTTCCTGTAAATACACAAATTGACCTTCTGAACCTTGCTGAAGGTGATGGAAGGAATGACAATCTGTTCAGATATATATTGGTGCTTCAGGGTGTTGGAATGGAAGAAGACACCATCAGAAGGGTGTTGGAAAATGCAAATGAATTTATTCTGTCAGAATCACTTGATCAGGATGAATTAGATGTCATCTTGCGTGATGAAGCATTTGAAAAACCTGTATTCTACAAAGGGAAAACATTTCTTCATGATAAGTTTGGTGATTATATGATAAGACAGCATCATATAAAAAGGATAAATGGACAGCTTCATTGTTATAGGGATGGTATTTATATCACAGGTGAAATATATATTGAAAATTTAATGACAGATGAAATTAGAAGTATCAAAGCAAACCAAAGAACAGAAGTCCTTAAATATATCAGAATAAGAATTCCTGATAGTGAAGATGTACACATGCAGCAAACCATGATTGCATTTAGAAATGGTGTTCTTGATATTACAACAGATAAACTACTTCCCTTCAGTCCTGAATACATTGTAACCAATAAAATTCCTTGGGACTATAACCCTAATGCGTATGATGAACTGATGGACAGCACATTGAATAAAATCAGTTGCAATGACCATGAAATCAGGGCACTGCTTGAAGAATGTGCAGGTTATTGTCTGTACAGGAAGAATGACCTTGAAACATCATTCATTCTGACAGGTTCAGGGTCAAATGGTAAATCAACCTATTTGGAATCATTAGAATGTATGCTTGGACAGAATAATGTCAGCAATCTTGATATAGCAGAACTTGATGACAGATTCAGCACTGTCATGTTGGCAGGAAAACTTGCAAACATTGGTGATGATATAAGCAATGAATTTCTTCAGGGTAAAACAATTGCAGTGTTCAAGAAGATTGTCAGTGCAAACAGCATCAAGGCAGAAAACAAAGGTCAAGACGTGTTCTTCTTCAAACCATATACCAAGCTGTTATTCAGTGCAAATACCATTCCAAGGATGCAGTCAAAGGGATTCAGTGCAATCAAAAGAAGAGTTGCAATCATTCCATTCAATGCAGTATTCAACAAGAATGACCCTGATTATGACAGCACTGTGAAATGGAAGCTGAAGTCACAGTCAGCAATGGAATATCTGATTGTAATTGCATTGCAGGGATTGAAAAGGGCATTGTTCTATGGTTTCACTGAATCATCCAAGGTGAAGGATGAAGTGGAACAGTTTGAAAAAGACAACAATCCTGTCCTTGGATGGTTGGAATCATTGGATGAAGATGATGTAGTTCAGTATATTGCAAGAACACCTTTAACTGATTTATATGTCAGTTATGATTCCTATTGCTATCAGAATGGATTCAAATCAACATCAAATGCAGAGTTTTCAAAGCAGATTCAGAAAAAGTTCGGTCTTAAACCGAGCAGAAGAACAATTCAAGGAAAAAAATATACGTTTCTTTGTCCTGTTACGATATAGAAACAGGACAAGGGGACAAGGCAAGACAAGACTTTTCTACTTCTATATATTTTAAAATAGTAATTATTTTATATAAATTACTTATATTATATAAAAATATAAAGAGTAAGACAAAAATGTGTCCTCTTGTCCCCTTTGTCCACTTGAAGAAGAAAAGCCTGTAAAATCAAGGGATTCAAAGCAGACAAGGGAACAAGACAAGGGAAAAGGTGGACAGGGAACTTCAGAAAACCTGTCTAAACATGACTAGCATTGGTATATGCTCAAAGGACTACAGAAAACTACAGTTCAAGAAGCAATCAGCAATTAGTGCAGGATATTCTGAAAAAACTGCTTATTCAACAGGGCAAAGAATGTTGAAAAATGTTGAAGTGCAAGGTTGTTAGTAAAAGTTAGTATTCAAGAATATACTTCAAGGGCAATGGTAAAACTACTAGTGAAAACTTGAGTTTTCTTGAGCGATTGTTGACTGTACTGTATAGGGTTTTCTGAAAAAAGATGTATCATTGTTAACCACTCTCTTTATATAGGCAAGTTGAAAAAATGTTAAGATACGAAAGGACATGATGATAATGAAGTATAAGAAGATAAAAGATAAATTGATTCCTGATGCAAACAATAGAATTAAAATTCAGGATGGGAAGGTCACAGACCCAATGTCAGAACAAGTCAATGGTGAATGGATGGTCAATCCTGTTGCACTAACAGAAAAAAATGTGTTTGTGGTGTGTCCCTATTGTGGAATGATTCATGTTCATGGTCTATGTGGTGGTTCTTATGCAGGTATAAGAACAGTGGATTGTGGTAATGGTATTTATTCCATTAAGCCTGTGAAAGCCTGATTCAGAAGCATATAGACATCAGGTATGACACAAAACTAGCTGAAACGATTGAAAACAAAGGTGTGACAGCGTTTAGGGTGGAAGCTGTGACAGAAAGGAAGATAAAAATGACAGAAAAGAAACATACAGTGGTATTTATGTTTGGTGGTATTAAGACAACAGCAATGTGGACACAGGCAGAACTTGCAAAGAACCTGACAAAACCTGACATGGAATTGATTAGTGTGAATGCAACAGCAACTTCAGGATATAGAAGAAAAAGAAGAAAATAAGAAAGGTTCGGTGGAAATATGTTTGAATCAGAAAAGAAACTTGAAGGTTTTCAGAATAATCATGTGATGATTTCAGAAAAGGATTTTGATAAAATGTCATATCAGGAAAGATATCAATTATATAATGACAATCCTGAAGAATACAGAAGATTAACACACAAAGGAACTATTATATCAAATAAGATGTCAGGTCATAAATGTTCATCACAAACAAGAAAGTAATTTTATGAGAAAATCAAAGAATAGTATAACCTTAGAAGTTCTGAAGAATCTTGTTGGTGATGACCTATTTCAAACAGTCTTAGAAGTGTTTGCAGGTCAGAAGCTATCATTTCCCAAGAACCCTGATTCCATTGGAAGAGATGCAAGAAATAGACAGATACAGACAGATTACAGTGCAGGAAGATCTGTGTCAGACTTGGTGAAGAAATATGATTTATCAGAATCACAAATATATAAAATTCTTGGAAGGGTGTCTTGATGACACCTTTCTTTTTTCTCATAAGTGACCATGAATGAAAGTATGAATCTGTTGTTATAGAGGTTATAATACAATTAGTACAAAGCCATAATTTCACATATAAAATTTAAAAGTAAAGAAGGTATAAAATATTATTATTGATGATGCTTATGTAGGCATGAAAGAAAAATATTATGAACAGTCACAGACAAAGACAGGTGTTCTGTCAGGTGTAGTCAAATGTCTGAATGATTTTGTAAAGAAGTATGATTCAGCAAAGCAGACCATGAATTCAGATATGCAGAAATTAAAACAGACATATGTTTATAATTCAGTACCCTTTGAATTAAAACACATGGAAATCTTCAACACATTCAATGAAACTGTTGCACAGATTAGGGAAGAAAGCAAAACACAGATTCAGGATGCCATTCAGAAGGTAAAGAATAAGGTTTCAGAAATTATTACTTTACCACTTCCTGAAGGTGGAATGGATGATATCAACATGATTAGAAGTTTTGCAGGGAAACTGTCTGATGATGAAATCAAGGCATTCCTGAATAAATATAAAAATTGTTATCTTGCAACAAAGACAATCTTTGAAGCAATGGAAGAAGGACAGGATGACAGACTTGGTGTTGAATTTGTTACAGTAAAAAACATCACTGACAGTATTGATTCCATTGAAGAAATGGCAATGAATATGATTAGAACGTACAATGGTGATATGCCATATGATGTTGCTGTCATGCTTGATGGTTCTGAAGTTCAGACTGTCAATGATGCATTTGAATCTTTTTTTTATCAACATATGAAGGATAGTAACTTGTACTGATGACTGATTTTTTCAAAAATTTTCCTGTGAACCTGATAAACCTTTCAATCAGTTATCAGTATGGTTTCTATAAGAAGGGGTGGTACTGTAATTATTTTATATACCACTTCTTCTTTTTAGTTTAAGGAAGGTGATGATTGAATGACAAATGAAGAATTAGTTGTACAAATTCAGAATGGTGTCAATGTCAAGGAAAACATGGGTCTTCTGTATGAACAGAATATTGGATTTATCAGAAAAATAGTTCATCCATTTTCAGCATATGCTGAAATGGATGATTTGATGCAGGAAGCATACATTGGACTGCATAAAGCTGTTGAAGGGTTTGATGCTTCCAAAGGGTTTCTTTTCCTTACATATGCAGCACATCGAATTAGGAAACAGTGTAGAATATACCTTGATAATTATGCAAGAACCAAAAGAATTCCTGTTCATATGTTGGGAAAAATGCATGAATATAAAAAGCTTCTTTCTGAACATCATGGAAATGTAAGTGAAGAAATAGTCAGGGATGAAATGGGATTGACCAATGAACAATATGATTTTCTGATGCATACAATCAACCAGGAAGCAGTTATTTCTATTGATACACCATTACAGACAAAAGCAGGTGACAATTTGACCATTGGTGACTGTTTGGCAGATTCTGTTGACATTGAATGTGATGCAATTGAAGCAGATTGTAAAAACAGAATATGGGAAATCATTGATGATGTTCTGAATGACAAGCAGAAAGATGTCATCACATCATATTTCATGAATCAGCAAACATATAGTGCTATTGGCGAAAGAATGGGATGTAGCAGGGAAAGAATCAGACAGATTAAAGAAAAAGCATTGTCCATACTGAAAGAAATCAATGAACTTCAAGACCTTGCTGAATTTTGGGGTTATGATTCCATGATGGCATATAGTGGAAAGAATAGTGTTGAACAAATTGTAATGAAGAAATTGGAATATGAAGAAAAGATTCAGAATAAAACTGCACAGTTTGAAAACACAATGTTATCCATTACAAAGAACCAGCAAGAATGTATTGTTGAAAGAATTGAAGAACTGTGCAGAAAAAAGCACATAAGTAAAAGGGAACTTGAAAAGGAAGCAGGTCTTGGTGCAGGATCTATAACCAAGTGGAAGACATCCACACCAAGGAAAGCATCACTTCAAAGGGTTGCAGATAAATTTGGTGTTGAGTTGGAAATCTTGATAGGCAACAGTTAACAAAAGAACAAAAGGGACAGGTGTGAATTTAATGATAGGTGGAAATGTAATTGCAACAGTTCAAGTAAAGACAGGCACAGGAAAGAATGCAATTGGTGAAACAGTTCAGGAATGGAAAGACCTTGGAAAACTGCTTGGATTCTTGGACAATCAGACAAGTGATATAAGCTTTCAAAAATACAATTCATTGATTCAGGAAACAACAGATATATTTATCTGTGACTATAAAAGACTGAATGGAATGCACTTCAATGCAGAAAATGCAAGATTCATCATTGATTGATTAGAATATAATATCTTGCTGATTGATGATGTGGAAGGAAGACATGAACATTTGGAAGTGTATCTGAAGTTTATTGGTCTAGGGCAGACAAAATGACAAGATATAAAGTCAGAATTCCAAGGTCATTCAAATACATTGTTTTGACAACAGTCTTTGATGGTGTCCATCCTTTGGAATACAAAGACTATTGTGTTGGGTTCACTTATGAAGGATATGCAGAACAGTTTAGACAAGTAGGTTATGATGTAACAGAATATTAAGAAAAGGGGATGATATATCATGGGTGTTAAATTTGAAGATAATTCAGAAAATTGTAAGAATGCTATCAAGGCTTCTGCCCTTGCTTTTCTTCATGAAATTGGTGGTGAAATAAGGTCACAGGCAGACAGAAACAGCAGAAGAAAATCATCACATACAGCAGAATCATATCAATACAAGGTTGATGAAGATGAACTTGCAGTTCATATTGGTTCAGATTATTGGAATGCAATCTATGAAGAATTTGGAACAGGTGAACATTCAATTAAGGGTGATGGAAGAAAAGGTTATTGGGTGTTTGTTGTTGATAAAGATGGAAAACCACAAGCACCAAAAGGTGGGAAGACATACACCAAGGAAGAAGCAAGACGCGTAATGTTTAAATTACGTAAAGAAGGGCTGAATGCTTATTATACCAATGGTAAAAGAGCAAATAGACCTTTATACAGAGCGTTTACTGCAACAAAAGGATATCTTGAATCAGTTGCTGAAAGATATTTTGGTGATATAGGTGGTAGTTCATCTTCAGGTGGTGGAAAAGATTAGTCATTGAAAAATTTTATCAATGATATTAAATCTAAAACAGATAAGTTGGAAACAGCAATGGATGACACTTCATCATTAGCACCACAACCACACATGCCATCAATACCACATGCGAAAGCACCAAAATTACCAAAAGCAAAGACACCAAAGATTCTAAAGAATCTAAAGTAATAATGAATAAAGAAAGATGTGATTGAATTATGGTTACACAGGAACAAAAAGACAGATATAATTATCAACAGACTGATATGGGCCAAGATGTTCTAAGCATGTTGGAACATATGAAAAAACAGTATTGTATGAAACTTGGTATTCCAGTAGGTAAAATCAAAACAGGAAAACTGACACCATTAGTTAATGGTTATACAGGTGAAGTTGAAAGATTTATTGAAGAATAGGAAGGATGATATAAGATGATTAAAAATACATACACATCAGTTACAGACTATGCAAAAGCATATAGACAGGCTAAATTAGTTCATGATCAGGCAGTAACGTATGTTAAAAGTAACTACAAAGAAGGTTCAGAATTGTATAAAAGTGCTATGAAGACAGCAATAGACACGTTAAATGATGCAGTATTACCAATGAAAGACTTTTATAGTTCAAAGGTTAAAGAAGAATTTGAAGCTGTCAGAAAATCAGTTAAGAAAGTTGTAACTGCACCACCAACAGAAAAAGTAACTGCAATTCTTCCAATGATTAAAGAAGGAAAATTAAACGATACAGAATTACAGATGCTTCTTGGTGATGATAAATTAAATTATATGGATACGAAAAGAATCTATGATGCACTTGGAAAACAATTCAGGACAGTAGAAAGTATCATAGAAGACATTGACAGAGTAGAAGCAAGTATGCAGGAATATTTCACCACATACAAAGGTGAATCAATGGACAAAATTTCATATAACAATGCACATATGTTGAATGGTTCACAGATTGAAGTGTTAGATTCTGTTACAAGTGAATTTATTACAAAATATTCTAATGAAGCAGGTGAAGAATAATGAAAAAGTGGAAAATTACAAATGATTCAGGACAACCAATAACATTACATATTGGAGTGAACAATGGCATTTCCTTCAATGCGTATGAATCAATTATAACTTCAGATAAATTACTTGTGAATGCTTCTAAGCAGTTCAGGCAGTTTATTATTGAAGATATATAAATACTATGATAAAGAAAGGTGGTGAAATGTATGTATAAAATTACCTGTACAGACCCACGTTGGGTAGATAAAAAATATAATGATGTTAATTTCAAAGCAGTTGGATATACTGAAGATAAAGCAGTTGTAAATAAATTTGCAAATAGTGGAATGCATCATGGTGGTGTGAAACTCTTTTCGGTGGAAGAAGTCGAACAGGAAAATGAGTAATGAATCAGGACAAGCAGTCAGAAACGATTGTCTGTCCTTTTTTCTGTCTTAGTTGTATGATAAGGATGAAGGAAAGTGTGTTATGCTGTCAGGTAAATTCTTGTCATTGTTTTGGAAGATATTCATTTGAAATAACTAATGACGATTTTTGTCGGAGCTTTATGAAACTGATGCAAGACCCACACAGGAACGTGTAGAATGACCAAGGAACAACCTTTATAAGGTCAATGGAAACTTCTTCAGTTCATTAAATAGAAAGTCTAAAACAGGCACACAGGAAGGATGATGGACATGTTCAGATGGTATAAAAACAATCCTGATGACAAGATATGGTGGTTAAACAATCCCAAAGTAAAAGGTGAATGGATCTTTTCTTTTGATAAGAAGACTGAATTCAATATGTTCAGAGATTATCCACATGCGTTGACATCAGAACAAAAGAAAATCTTTGATGAAGAAAATCCATATTGGAAGAACTTCTTCAAAGACAGACAATAAAAATATGTATTTTTGCAGAAAAATAATATAAAATCTATACTTTTTGTGATAAAAATATATCTTTGTGCAGTATTCACAATTCCCACCTGTACAACACAGGTATGACACAAAAGCCTTTAAAAGCCTTTATTTTATGAGGGATACTGTTTCAGTTGAAAAAGCTGCTGCTGAAGGCAAATTCTAAAATCATTCAACTTTAATAATAAAAGGAAGGTCTTCTCCTATGAACCTTCCTTTTTTCGTATTTTAAAACCAG